ACGTATGCGCCACCATTCTGGTACACAACATCATTGTCGCTATAGGCAAGGTATTGGGAATAAACGCCTTTCCAGCGATAGCCAAGTTTTGCAATATCGATATTCATAGTGTTATCGCCAATTCATTATTTACGATCGAGAAGCTCACGTTTTCTGAAATAACCCAACTTAAATAGTTTGACGAAATGAGCGCACCTGAATTCTCTTCACTTAAGAGAATCTCGGTGCTGTCCGCTGAAAGAGCAAACCCGTAGAACCTTGGGGTCGCAACAGAAGTTGCCAAGTCGTATCCCGTCTCAGCATTGTTTACTTTCAATATTTTGAGTCTTTGCCCAATGAGCGAAGACGGAATATTTTGTGCGCTGACAGACGATGCTGCTTGAGTCGCACTTAGAGCGGCCGCATTTTTACTTGTTAAAGCATCAGCTGCGCTTTGTGCCGCTTGTGTTGCGCTTGTTGTGGCACTCGTAGCACTGGCGGTAGCACTTGTCGCCTTAGTCGTCGCAAGCGTCGCACTTGCCGCAGCGGCGGTTGCACTGGTGCTTGCATTTGTGGCACTCGTTGCCGCATTATTTTTACTTGTATTAGCCGCTGAGGCATCTGCATCGACTGTAACCTCCAGCGCATTTGCTTCCGTCACAAACGCACCTAGTGCAGCAACCAAGGCAAAGGCTCTTGAGTTAAAAGTTGCCGTGCTATCCGTTGGCAATGGTGCTACTGGTAGTGGTGTCATTGTCATGTCAATCCTTCGATTTCAAGCGAGCAGTCCGACCTTGTTGGGTAAGAAATCAGAATGTCAAAGCTTTTATAAAAACCAAAAACTATGGTTGACTCATATTCGTCAGAGCCAATCCAAAGCGCATTCGTTGCGCGAATTTCTGCCAAAAAGTTTTGCAGCTGATCGGTTTCGAATTTTTCAAGAATCAGATCGAAATTTGCACGCTTAGCAAACGCTCGCTCAACAAGCACTGTGTCGCCAAAGTCATTTTTTTCTTTGCGCGAATAATCTTGAATCCCGACGCGTGCGCCGTATTGAATGCCAGCGCCGAAAGCCCTCTGTTGGCCGATCATCAGAACGCCAACAGCAAGGCTTGTGCCGCCACTAATTGTCACCGTGATGATTCCGTCGACATAGCTCGGCAGATCAACGCTGACAGATTGCGTTGGAGCAATTTTTGTGCCGTAAAACCATGCCCACCAAGCGGGATATAAGGGTACGGCAGCCAAGCTGATCGTTTTTGAAAATACAGAGCCTCCGCCCAAAACGCTTGTCATCGAAATAACTATTGAAGTTGCGTTTGTGAGATTCAATGCTGCCAAGGCATTAACAACCTCACCTGGTGCAAGCGTGTAGACAATGCTTGTGGCTTTCTTCGTCTGCGTAGTAACAGAGGTGTCGAGGCAAGCCCAGCGATTTGTTGGGCTTACCTCAACCCACCACAAAGGCTGAGTCAGCGGATCTTTGTTCAGGTTCGAGGCTTGCAGCGACTCGTAAATCTTGTGTGTGCTCAGAATAATCACTCGAGCACCAAGCGCGTAGGTCGTGGCGCCTGACCAGGCCGAATAGTCTGCTTCTGTCACGTTTGAGGACGTGAGCATTGCGTCCGTGATGGTGATCGGCTTAACTATGACAAGCGCGCTCATAGTTCAACCCTCGTATCGGGTAGTCCGGAATACTCCCAACGCTCGAGCACCTTAGCCGTGCGAACTTGAATCTGGGCAGTAGCCCTAGACTGCGCCCGAATATCTGCTCTGAGACCCTGGATTTCAGCAGCGAGGCTGCCCCCGCTCATGATCTCGGCGGTCTGGCCGGCGGTATAGACTTGGCCGGGGCGATTAAAGTTAATCAATTCGGGGCCACGCTCGCCGACCATTGCTAGGCCGCCGGGGTAATAGCCACCAGTTGCGTACCCTCGCGCTCTTGCCTCATCGCTTCCCATGATTCCCGCGCGGATTTCTTCGATACTAATTCCGCGAGTTGTCCAGTCAGCTAAGCCGGCGGCTTCAGCATTACGCCCGAGTATTTCTTGGTACAGAGCATTGACCTGGCTCTCAAGGCCGTTGCTCGAGGTACCTCCGCCTCCACCTCCGCCACCGCCGCCACCCTGATTTTTGGCTGCGTTAATTGCTGCACCCAGAGAGGCCATTGCATCGGCAACACTCAAAACTGAGCCGTTGACATTTCTTAGTTCGTTGATTTGCGCCTGAGCTGCGAAAAGCTGAGCCTCATAAAATGCGTTTGTGGACGCTGCCTGAGCATTGAGATCGTTAATCTGTTGTGTGGCGACCTCGAGCTGCAATTCTGCTGTGGTTTTCTGCTCTTGAGCCACTCCTTTTAAGTCTGACAACTGTGCTGCAAGTTTTGCCTGAGCCAGTTTCTGCTCGTAGCTCGATGCGTACGTTGCCTGATCCATGCCGCCACGAACCGCAGACACGGCAGCCTCTAAGGCTTTCTGATCCGGTAAGTAGCCGGTGTTATTTGCCGCCACGATTGCGCTTCGAATAAACGCAGCACCCTCAGCTGCCGACTGTGCTGATGCCACTGCGCCAGACAGATCATTGATCTGACTTGTTAAATAGTCAAAGATTGAAGTGAGTGAGTTAACATTTTCTTCTGCTACGCTTTTTTGAGCTTCGGCAATTGCGAGCTGGCGCTCAATTGCCATGATTGCCGCCTGTTGCTCTGCTTGAATAGAGCTTTGAACATTTTGAAATGCAGCATCCACGGCTGCGTATAGGCTATCAGCTACCGAGGAAATATCGCTTGCTACTGAAGCAATACCGCCAGAAACTTTAGTGGTCGCTCCAAGTAATTCCACAAGGGATTTTTGATAATTGCTAAAGGCAGGCGCAAGTTTGATTAAGTTGGCGAATAAAGTATCGTTACCAGTTGCGCGCGCTGTCTCGACCATTTGCCTGAATTGCGCATTGGTCGCCGGCATCGCGAGCCCAAGCTGCTTGAAAACGTCACCAAGGTTCTGACCCGTTTTATCGGCACGCTCCTTTGCCGAATAAAAGTTTTGGTAGTAAACGTCCGTCGCAGCAACGAATTTTTCAAGTCCACCGAAAGAATCCACTAACTTGCTTGCGGCGTCTGCACCAGCTACAGAAGTTTCGTATAACGAAATATTCAAAATGCCGAGCGTGTCGTTGACGGTTTTTAAACTGCCGCCAAGCCGCGCAAGTGTGTCCGAGAATTGTTCACCTGAGCGCTGATAGGCTGCGATCTCTCCTGCGGCGAAAGTTGCCAAGCCGTTTGCGTAGGCCTTGATCGTCTCGTTGATTGCTTTCTGCGCTTCTTCTGGCGAGAGGCCTTCAAGGCTGCGCTGAACTTCTTGCGAGTACTGGGTCAGGTCGCGCGCGGGCAGCTTGAGGATGTCTGTGTACTGCCTGATCGACACGGCCACCGCACCCACTGAGACGTCAAAATACTTTTGCAGCTCTGAATCCACCTGCTTGAGCTCTTGGCCTTTTTTGCCGCCGCTCAAAAAGCCGCCAGCTTTTGACCAGTCTTCGTAGGCGTCTACGGTCGTTTTCATCGAGTTAAAGGTAATCTTTAGACCGGTATCGTCGATCTTCTTTTTGCCGGTACCGAAGGCTGCATTTGCTAGGCCGCCAACAACCCCACCGATCGCGGCACCTAGTGGGCCACCGACTATCGCGCCGATGGCTGCACCTCCGCCCACGGTGAGCCAGGACGAGCCCCCGCCGATTCCTTTGCCGCCAGAAATCAGATTGCCAGCCATAAGGCCCGCACCAATACCAGCGCCATACGAGGCAATTGAGCCAAGCATTGAGGCTGAGGATAAAAGCGACTCGCCAACACTAGCCAACGCAGTACCCGCCTGATTTGTGGCGGTCAAAGTCATACCCAGTTCGCTGGCATAGCTTGTCACTGTGCTGCCTAACGACGTAAAGCCGCCCGATAACAATTCATATCCGGACTTCAGACTCGACGCCGCACTGACAAGACCAAGCTCGTTATACGTTGAGCTTCCAGCAGAGCCGTCTGGCGAGCCACCAGCCATTGCACCGACTGAAAACGCTCCCGTCACCGCGCCAACCACGCCGGTTAGAATCGGCTGAATAACGGGACGCAGAATCATCGTCTTAAACATATTTTTGATGAATTCGCCCGCGTTCAGACTCCCACTCATTAACGCATCAGACAAAGACTGACCAATTTGATTGTTTATTTGTTTGACTTCGTCTGCGTATTTTTCATCTTGCTTTAAGCGCTCTTTTTGTAGATCCTCGTTTGCCTTGACGCTTTCTTCGTCAAGTTTCTTGCGAAGCTCAACGAGCGATTTCATCTGCTCTTTTTCAATAGTCGCAAAGATCACGGCTTCTGAATATTTTTTCCACTCTTCTGTACCCTCTTTAATCCCAAGACTGAGCAGCTTTTGCAAAGCAATGGCCGTCTCTTTTTCGACGTTGCTCATTGTCAGAGCGTCGGTTTCAAATTTGATCGACTCAACAAGCTTATCGGCTGCGTCAATCATTTTTTGATAAGCGCCAGCTTGCTCTGCTTTATATTTTAAAAACTCTTCTGCAGCTTTTTTGGCTGCGGCCGCAGCCGCTGCGGCTCGTGCCGCCTCCTCGTCTCCAACTGTTGGCGGATTTCTACGAGCGAGGGCATCGATTTCTGCTGCATTTTTTCTGGCGTTTAGGATGCGATCGGTAAACGCATCAATATCTTTTCTTGCGGCCGCCGCGTCCGCTTTCATTTGTGTGCCGATTTCTTTAAAGGCACTGAAATCTAGCGTGGCCAAGGCGCCTACTTGCCTGGCAATCCCCTCGATCTCTAAATAAACCTGTTTTAAGACATAGACCGTGTTTGCGACAACCACCACCACAGCCTCAAAGGCAATGGCAATACCTTCGACGATGACAGACAGTGCGCCGCCCGTGCGCTGAGATTCTGCAAATTCATCCGCAAGAGTCTGCAGGATCGGCAGCAACTCACCGGACATAACCATGCTGGTTCTCTTTGCAGAGACGCCAATTTCAGCGAGCTTGTCATTAAATTTGTCGGCCTTCTCAACGAGCTCTGGAGTGATGCCGGACAAGGCCTTGCCTATGTCGACCATCTCTTGAATTTTTGCTCCACCCTCTGCAAGCAAAGGTGCGGCCGATGCCCAGCTCTTACCAAGCGCGGCTGCTCCAACTGCTGCGCGCAGCTGTGGGTCTTCAATCTTTACGAACATATCAGCGAGCTGCTTGAAGGCCTCGAGCGGCTCTTTAGCTGTAATTCCGAGCAACTTGAACTTTTCAGAATCCTCGCCGATATGAACTGATAGCTTATTGATTGACTGAGCAATCCCCTCTAAATCGCCGCCCGATTGTTTGGCTGCTAGGTCCAAGCCAGACAGATTCTCAACAGATATGGCCGTGGCTTTACTCAGATCGTTTAGCTTATCAGCTGCGTCAATTGCGCCTTTGATGTATGCGGCAAAGGCCGCTACGGATAGCGTGACGCCCAGACCGGCGAGCGCGTTCATGGCGCTGCTCGCGCCGCTTTTGATCGACGTCATCGCGTCGCTCACGGTCTTTTTTGCAGCATCCATATCTTTCTGCAAGCGAGCGACGTTAGCCGCCATCTCGATTGTCAGGGTGCCGACTGATATGCTCATTTTTCCGTCATCTCTTGGATTGCTGCGCGATCAATAAAAAAAATCGTCTCCACTTCAAAGGGCGAGAGCTCGACCTTAAAAACCTGCTGATAGGCGAGTAATTCACTAAATAGAATTGGGCTTATGCTCATGCCGCCTGCGGGGCGCGAGCAATGAAGCTCCATAAATACTCTCAGCAGGTAATCACTACCCGCCGGAATCGCAGGCACTTCTAATTCTGGAGGAGCCTTGCCAGTTGACTTTTCCAGTGCGCGAAGGTGATCAAGTTCTGACGCGCCGTCTGCGCGCTTCTTGCTTAAGCTTATCTGCGCTCGGACGTGGGCTGCTAGGCCTTCGCGGAGCGCGTGATAAAAAGCTCTTTTTCGCCAAGGGCTGAATCAAGTTGATCAACGAGCCAACCCATCTCAGGATTGTTGTAGAGCTCAAGCGCTGCTGCCTTAGAAAACACGACGGGTGCACCAGCGTCATCAATCAGACCCGTCCAGCCGAGGGTAAAGGCTGCAAGGTTTTCTTTCTTTTGGCTCTCTGCGTCTTCCGGCTCAGGCATCTCTGCGCGACCGGTCTTGGCATAAGAGCGTAGAAATTTGCGCGACTGAGCAAAGGTAATGCGCTTGCGATCTGGGTGCTCGGGACCAGCCATCTCAAAAATGACGCCCGTTGGATCCCCGGTCGCCGGGTCCTTGACTTGG